GATAGTCATAGTATCTTCAGCTTGGTCAATCATATCATCTTCTACGCCTGTTGTCAAGTCAATAAAGTCCTCGGCAATGGTAATATCGATTGGATTAACATTGTATAATGAAGCCATGAACTTGTCGAACAGATAAGGATTAGTTTTATTCACAACCACCACCTTAACATAGGTATTGGTATACTTGGTTAATTCTTTATTGGTAATTTCTGTAATAGATTCCACCTTATCATCATACACAATACGATGATACATTACATTTGGATTCGGGATAAACTCCAAAGTACGAGTAGACAAATCAAAAAGGTGAAAACCCCTAGTGTCGTTGTAATCTTGCCACGTGAGCTCATAAGGATTCCCAAGGTAAGTAATATTGTCTGAAGTAGAGCGATGGTGAAAGTGGCCAGAAAAGACCATATCAAATTTCCTAAAGATTTCACGACTCAATCCTCCATCAGAGGTCATACCACGGTGCATGGTAAACCCAGCAATCTCAAAGTGTCCCATACATAGAGCAGCGGAATTGTTTTTAAGTTCCAACATACTCTCATCATAGTTCTCAGCACAAATCCAAGGCATCATCAATATATCAGAACCAACCTCACCATAATTTAAGTGTATTGTCTGTGGTGAATCTATAACATGGATGTTTTCATACTCATTAAGTAGAAGGTCTACCGAGTTTACATCATTGGTATTCTTGAAATAGGTGTCATGATTGCCAGCCAACATATAAACTTCAAGATTGTTTCTGGCTAACTCATCAAAAAACATCTCCTTGGCACGCTTGAGGCTATAGAAGTTTATGTATTTCCTACGGTCAAACGTATCACCGAGTATAAGAACAGTAGTAATGCCATTATTGTCAAGGCATGGGAAGAAAGTATCTCTATAAAACTTTTCATAATAATCCAAGAAATGAGGTGAGTCATTCCTTGCTCCAAAGTGTTGGTCTGTTATAATCGCTATTTTCATAATACTATTATATCACTCTCCTAAGAACTTTTCAAGCCCTTTTGGTTTTTTTACCTCTTTCTTTTTATCTTGAGCTTCTTCATAGTTACCTATAAACTCGGCAATATTATCGTACAGTTCAAATTGTTTACTGGTACCATCTTCAAACTCCAATAATTCCATTTCATCTAATATACCCATTTGCTCTGTGGCTTTGTATTTGACATACAGTTGTTTCTTCTCTTTGGATATCCTTCTTAAAAAGGCATAATATATGATTTGTGTAAAGTAGGCAAATGGATTCTTTGATTTGGTTGGATCAAAGTTGTTGAAGTACATCAAACAGTTCTCAATACCATCAGACATCATTTCTTCACGATAGGTGTAGTTTATGAAGTTGGGTTTGTGTGATAGTCCCTCTGCTATCTTCATAAAGCACTCACCAATGTAGTTAGGAATGGCAGGAGGTTGTTTTTTCTCTATCTTAGCATTGTTACATTTCTCTTTGTAATCTATCAAAGCTGCCAAGAAATCAGCGTTATTGATGTAATGTTTTTGCTTAGTCGCCATGTTTACCACCTAAAGTTATTGACAAACGCTTGACAAGAGAGTAAAGTCGAGTATGTCCTGTTTTGAGATTATTAATGTAATACACCTGTACCATCATATTGTATATCCTGGAAATCATTAATTGCTAGTTGTAATTCTTCATCAGTCATTTCTTTTGCCAGTTCTTTGGCACTTAAAACATTACGAATCTTTTCTACAGTATACACATAGTAGTCCACAAATTCTTCATTTGGTTCTGCCATTGTCAGTATATCTTTGGTGTGTACCTGTAATTGATTATTTTTAATTAATTGTATTGGAAGCCATTGTCTCATAACCAAACCAGCATCTATTCCACGGAAATCAACAGAGAAAGCCATCGGCTGATCCAGTATGTAATGGTTTAATCCATCAATAGAAACATTGGCAATCAAATCTTCCCCATTCTGTAATTTTATTACTTGTGTTTTATGTTCAAGCATTTTTTAATCCAATCTTGTATATTTTGAAAGGGAACTGCTCATCATTATATATCTTAGTTCTTTCCACGAAATGTTTTAAGGTATAGTTCATATGTTTTTTATATCTAAGGTCATCGGCAATATCATAGAGAGTTGCTTGCTCTTTACCTTCACTTTGTCTTAGGCCTCTACCAATACTCTGTAATGTTCTAATTGTAGATTTGGTTGGCATTGCAAATATAATATTATGTAAATTCCTAATATTAATACCAGTACTAAAAGTACCATAAGAAGCAACTACAATTGCATCGTTTTCAATTTCCATTATTCTTCTAATTTCTTCACGGTCATTAGTATCAGTTCCTCCATGTACAAAGAAAACTTTTCTGTTGCCAATCTTTTCTGTATCCTTTATCATATCATACAGGATTCTACCATGCTTGTCAACCATTTGATAGAGTATTAATGTATTTTTGCCTAGGCTAACCGCAAGATTCTTAATGAATTTATTTCTAACTTCATTGGAAATTAGATACTGTATTTCTTCTTGGTAAGTTTTATCTTTATACTCTAAACATTTTTCATCTGGATGTTTTAATATAAGACATTTAACTTCAAAGTTTGATACCTGGTTTTTATCAATCAATTCTCTGGTACTGATTACTTTGTTTACAGGTCCAAATAAACCTTCCAATACAAGTTTATGTGTTTTAGTACCATCTAAAGTACCTGTGAGACCTATACGATACTTGGCATTGATACAGGAGGTGAGTATGGTTGTGAGTGATTGTGCTTTGAACAAATGAGCCTCATCACCTATTACATAATCAAATTGATGAAAGTATTCTTTAGGCAACTTATATAAAGATTGCCATGTGGAAATTATTAAAGGTTTGCTTGACTCTTTGTCTTTACCTTGATATACTCTGTGTAAATGTTCTTCCATGTTATCGTTATTGTAATCGGCAAAGTCCGAATACAACTGTTCAACCAAAGATGTGGTTGGAACGATAACAAGGCCTTTAAGATTTTGATATTGTTGCAATTGACGAAAGATAAGATAAATGATTAATGATTTACCTGATGCTGTAGGAGATAATAACAATGCTCTACGCTTACGCATGGCATGAATATAACCTTCTATTTGATGTTCTCTTACCTCAATTGGTTCACCACGAGCATGGATTTTTAAATCATCTATGAATTTTTTGGCATGATACAAAGGATAATCATCATCAACAAAGTTATGAGTAAATGTATAATCACGTTCTTGGCAAAACTCCTCTACATTACCAATAAGCCCCATGTAGATTTGAGAGCTTCTAGAATCAAAAAGCCTTATCTTTCCATCCCATATTTTATTACGATAGGCTGGAACAAAGGTATAACCAGGAACAAAGAATGTAAAGTATTCTGATACCTCTTTAGCGATGTGTTTTTCACATTCTATTTTGGCATATACTTCATTTACTTTGGTGATGGTCAGGTGTTCACTCATTCATTCGCCATTTGTTTTCTGGTAGACCATAGTCCCATTTTGGATCCATTTCAACATTCCATCTAGTGGTAGCAACATTAAAATCTGGTATTTTCATTTCTTTAGGATTAGAGGCTGGTTCTAAAATAACAACACGATTGTTTGGTTGTGCGGCAAATTGTCCGTTGTCGCATTTAATAAAGTTAAAAGATTTATGATCCTCAACATCTTCACTATGGCCACAATCAAGAGTGTTAAAATCAGGATGAGCACTATCGACAGTAAAGAGATATTCACCTTCTAACCATGAACCATCTTTCATTTTAATTTTACATCTCATATTTGCTATCATTGCTTTTTTAATCACAGTAATATCATAAGACATACTGTTCCATAATTGTAAAAAATCCAAAGGATATGGATCACCTTCTATAGGTTTCCAACAATATGCGTGTAAAGGTAATTTATCATAGAGAGCACCATAGTTGTTTAGATATGCTTCAATTCTAAATGCTTGACTTCTCTGAGATTTTAACGATATCCACCAACAAGGTTCAAGTTCTTCGTGTCCTTTTTCAAAGTC